ATTGGAGATGCTAACTACACCTTCGGTGCAAACTGCTTCTCAAATCCCGGCTTGATAAGCAACACAGCTTCATCAAGAGAGACTTGAGCACCACGCGAGTAGTTCCTAACAACCAAACGAAACTGAGTCTGGGCTTCAGGCGGCCACGTAGACTCAACATACTCAGCCAGCGGGTCACTAGCTGCAGTATAGTTCGCGTCATTATAGCCGTTGACAAGAAAACTGACCAAATCAGCTTCCTTCTCTGTCTTCGTCACTTCCATGAAATTCTGAATAGAAGTGGGAAGTGTAGCTGGCTGAGAGTCGTCAAAAGCTTCCCATGAGATAACGATGGGATTCTTTCCACGAGTCTGACCTACTCTCATCCTAGTTCCAATACCAGAACGAGACTTGTTCAGAACCTCTGCCTCAGCTTCTTTTCGTGCCAATTCCAGTTCGCGCGGTGACGTAGCTTCAACTGCCATTTTCATAACCTCACTTTGGGCGAAATTGCCCTTCCGACAAGATGGATTATCTCATAATCAACCTTGCTTGTCAACTACAATCGACAAAAACGACTGAAACCAGCTAACCGTTGTATCATTTAGTGGACACATGCGACTTAACACATGCTAAAGGATATCTAATCCAAGTCAATTAGATGGTATGTTAACCACGAATTAGCCAGTATTCAGTATTACTTGTGCTAGTCTTTATTACCTGTCGTTTCAGACAGTAGGATTAGGCTTATCAAGTAATAGTGTAGGGTTATTGTGATAGCCCTTCTTTAAACGTGGAGCTGAAATGAAGCTTGCAAGTCTTAGCCGTCTTTTCAAGTCAATGCTATTGTAGCGCCGAGCATTGACAGTTTGCTTAGTAGCGGCTAGTCTAGCATACTGACTAATCAGCATGTTGACTCCCTTCTATTCATTTAGCAGTGTATCTCTACGTCACCTTTTATTACGAATATGAGTCTGATACACTGGCTAGGTTTGATTGTTTACTTTGCTGATATTACTCTGCCATCTTTCACAATCACACTCGAATACCACTTGTGAGGCTTGGGGTAATGCGGTCCTTCAATCACATCAGAGCCGTTCTGAGTGGTAGGAAACATACCTGATGGATTGTATGTTTCCATTGGAACGCCAACTTTTACCGCAGTGATAAAAGCCTTTTTCGTCGGGTAGTCTGGATTGACGTAGGACATTAGAGACTCCTAATTCTAGCCAGTCTACTAGACTCATATTCTACATCTATCATACTCCCTTGATAACTCAGGTAAGCCGATGATAGACGCCGACAGCATATTAAGATGTTAGCTAGGCAGTGCTTATCTGCCTGACTCAGCTAGACCACATTTGTCTATGGTGTCTACTGGTAGCCTTCGCGGAGGCTTGCTTGGCGCTCCGTTCTGATGTATGGTATAGCACAGGGCATACCAAGCCGCTTTCATGCCTATCTATACAATACATAGTGTATCTTGATAAGACGGCTACTATATGTAGTGATATGTAATTCTTACACATTACTATTATGTAACTCATATTACACTTCTGTAGTCATGCCTGTAACCTATTGATTCTAAAAGACTTAAGTATGTGCTATTATTGAACACTATTACACTATCGTAATTGATAATGTCATACTTATATCACATTCTTTTCATACTTATTTCACATTTAACTTTGGCATATCTATTGCATGTGTTCTATTATGGTACGGCATGACTATTGCGTATTTACATATCTGCACACTATTGCACTGGCATGATTTATGCAATGCAAGCACTGTGCCATTACATTATAGTAATTGGCATACTTTATGTATTAGCATATGTTATGCCAAAGTACTTAGTAGTATTCTATTCATATGACTTAGGCATACACTGTAGTATTTAATATGACATAGGGGTACACCCCTGTCCAAAGAGTCTCATACCTGCACAATACTGCACGGATATTACAATCACATCTTTATGTATAAAATACAATCAAGTGTTTTATAAAGAAAGTAAATTAAAGAAAATGAATTAAAGAAAAGTAATAAGTACAATACGATAATCCAAATTTCACACAGAAAAAAATACAAAATATGAAGCCTTCAATAAATGAAAATTTCATCACATATTGAAGGAAATAGGCCATAAAGCAAAAAAGAAAAGTCTTGACTTTCACAAGCAAAGGTTTATACTATAGGGGTATGGGGAGTTGTGTATGCTTTTAACAGATAATGAGATAAGAGAAAGAATGGATTCTCCACTTAATCTTTTAAATAGATTAAGAACAGCCGTTGACAGAACTAGTGTATCTCCCTGCCTTCCTCCTACAAGCTCAGACATCATTGAAGATTTAGAAGAGAAAGTTGCTTTTGGTTCTATTAAGTCTAAAGCTAATAGTATTATATCTTCAGCCCTTGATGAACTGAAGACTCGTTTACCTGAAGTTCATAAGCCTGAGAAGCTAGCTCAGATAGCGGCTGAGATGAGTAAGGTTATTAATGGTACTAAAGTTAATATTGAAGATAATAGAAAGATAGCACAAGTTGTTATCTATGCACCTCAACTCCTTACTGAAGAAGCATTTGAAGTTATTGAGGTGAATGAATGAGAAAGCTAGTCCTTCCAATCTTAGTGCTTTCAATCTTAAGTTTTCCTTTCTTTAAAAAGACAGTTAAGATTAGAGCACAGACTTTACCAGTTACAAGAACAGCCGTTTGGGATGCTAATCCAGTTAGTGAGAATGTTACAAATTATACAGTAACTCTTGATGGAGTTGTTGTAGGAAATCCTACTAGTACATCACAATCAGTTGTATTCACAACGGCTGGTGCTCATGTATTAACATTAACGGCTACCAATCTTTGGGGAACTTCACCAATTACAACATTAAATATTAATGTGATAGTTCCTACCAGCCCTAAGAATATTAAAATTCAATGAGCTACAAACTTTTAATCTTCACATCTCCTTTAGATGCTAAAGCTACGCTACAATTAGATTTAGGTGTAACTTTAATAGGACATCCAGCCACTCATCATACAGGTAGATTAGGAACTGCATTTGATATTCCTGATTCTGCTCCACAAGGTAATGGTTGTACTTTAACATTACAAAAAGAAAAGAAAGTAAATGTAACTCAACGTGCAATATTATATTTAAATGATGGCTTTATAAATTATCCTTGGGATACTAATCAAGAAGCTGCATTTGCAGTGGATGATTTGTATATGCAAGATGAAATAGTATGTCCTGAAATTCCAATTCCTCCACCAATTCCTCCCCTCCCACCAAATAGCAATCCATTTGATATCATTAAAGAAGTATATGCCACTGGATTGTACAATCTCTCAACTAAAGAAGGTTGTGGTAAATTCACTGAGGCATGTTGTGTATCATTGCATGTAATACATTCAGATGAGTGGGGTCACATCAAGAAGATACCACCGCAGAATCATTATCCTGAAGAACCATATGTTCCAGGTGGAAAGGTTCATGCTGTAGATGCTATTCAACTGCTTAATGATGTAGATGATGGAACATTTGCTGGTATATATGATATTGTATTAAATAGTGAGAGCTTAGATGCAGAACCAGCATTTACACATAAAGGAGCACCATCTCCTAATCTTTGGTATTATCCAGCTAAGTAGGATGGACCCATTAACGGCTAGTGTAGCAATTGCTTTGGCTAAAGCTACTGAAGCTGTGGCTAATATGATTACTGAAATAAGTAGAGGCCAAACTACAGAGCAAAAGAATAAGTTTTGGGATTGGTGGATTGTTGATATAGAGAGAACCAGAAAGTTTTTTAAGATAGAATAATGATGGAAAAGTTTAATTTAATAATTTCAATTACATTAGGTATCATTTCGTTATCTACTGTTATATTTTATGCAGGTTATACATATAGAACTTTGCAATCATTACGTACAATAGCTCATGGGTTGAATCTTTGGAGACAGAATTTAACTAATGATTTAGATGAAAGATATCTAAGAAAAGATATATTTACTGAAAAATTTAATCCTATGATTGAAGATATTAAAGAAATAAAAGATAACATGGAAAGACGAGCAAGAGCTAGATAAAATGAAACCTGGAATTAAAACAAGTGAATTTTGGTTGACTGTTGCAATTACAATTGCTAAGTTAGCCTATCCAGATTTACCTGATGAAGCCGCTTATACAGTTATTGCATATATACTTTCTCGTGTTGTAGTTAAAGCTACAAAGAAAGAAGGATAAGATGTCGTCAGCAAATCTCACGCTTACAGGTAAAACTGGTCCTGCACAAACTGTTACTGCTGGTTCATTTCCTGATGTAAAGGAAATTAAGTTTGACGTTGCAAGAAATGTTATTAGCGTAAAGTATGGAGCTGCGCCAGAAAGAATTTTTGATTTTGATTATGCTGTGACAGCAATAGTAACTTACGTAATTGCGGCTGGTGTAGCTACGATTACCATTACTTAACTAAGTGGAGAATAAGAATGCCTGGTTTGTCTCAGGGACTTAATGTTCTAACTCAGAATGTAGCATTTGCTTTACCTGCAAAAGTAGTTAAGGTATATGCTGATGGTGCTCCTACACTCCAACAATCTACTACTGAAGCATTCACAGCTAATACTGCTGTAACTCTTGTTGAGGGACAGTATGAAGCGGCTGGTGGATTTATTCGCTCAACTGGTGCTGCTGCGCAAAATTTGTGGGTTAAACCATTTTGATAATGCGTGATAATATCTTTGTTCCTCACCCTATTACTGTTGATGTATTTACTATTGATGGCTTATGGAGCAAACCAATTGGTTGCAAAGCTGTTTATGTGTTTGCAATTGGCGCTGGAGGTGGTGGTGGTTCAGGGAGAAAGGGTGCTGCATCAACAAATAGAGGTGGTGGTGCTACTGGTGTAGTAGGTAGTAATGCTGATGTAGCCAATCATTTAATGTTTTCAGCAGATATATTAGGACCAACTGAGGTAGTCACAGTAGGTTTAGGAGGAACTGGTGGTGCTTCTCAAACAACAAATACTAGTAATGGTAATGCTGGAGCGGCTGGAGGGAATAGTACTTTTGGCTCTCTATTAAAAGCTATTGGCGGTACTGGTGGAGGTGGTGGTGTGGCGTCAATTTTTAATTCAGTTGGAGAGGGAGGTGGAATTACATCAGGTAACGTTGCTGGAAATGGTAAAGATGGAACCACAAAATATATTGCTGCTGGTGGTTCTGGTGGTGTAGTTGATGGTGCATCAGCCGGTTCTGGTTCTAATGTGTTAGTATCTAATGCGTCTCATGGTGGTGGTGGTGGAGGTGGAGGTGGAGCTGCATCTATAACAGGTAATGCAGCTATTGGTGGTAATGGTGGTACATACGGTGGGGCAGGAGGTGGTGGAGGGGCAAGTGTAAATGATGTAGGTAATTCTGGCCCTGGTGGTAATGGTGCAAATGGAATTGTAGTTGTAATTGGTTTGTGTGATTGATACAAACAGTATAGATGCCTTATGCCCTTTGATAAAGAAGGAAATTGGAGAGCTAATCCTAAGCAAGAGATATTTCTTGCTTTGCCAATAACAATTAAGGAAGCTTTGTTAGGTGGTGGAGCACAGTCTGGTAAGAGTGAAGTACTTCTTATTTATCCATTAGTTAGACAGTGGTATAAGAATCCTAGATTTAAGCAAGTATTCATGCGTAGAACATTTCCTGAATTAAGGAATGAAATTATACCACGCAGTAGAGAGTTTTATAAGAAGTTTGGAGCCACTTTTAATAAGACTGATATGTGTTGGACATTCCCTAGAGAAGACCAATTTGGTGGTACAGGAATGACCAATGATGGAGCAATGATATTCTTAGGACATTGTGAAACAGAAGATGATGTTCATAAGTATGATACAATGGAAATTAATTTATTTACTCCAGATGAGTTAACATCTATGACTGAATGGATTTATTTATATATTGGATTTGAGCGAGTTAGAGCACCAAAGGATTCAGATTTGCCAGCCGTTATCAGAGCGGCTGCAATGCCAGGTGGTATTGGACACACATTCGTTAATAAGAGATTTGTTAAACCATATCCTGCTGGTGGTAAAAGAATCATTGGGAAGGGTGGAAACCAGAGAATTTATATTCATGCTACATTGATAGATAATGAACAATATGGTGACCCAAAGTATGCACAATCATTAGAAGCATTACCAGAAGCAGAAAAGAAAGCTAAGAAGTTTGGCGATTGGAATGCTTATCTAGGACAAGTATTTGATGAGTTTAGAGATAAGCCTTATCCAGATGAGCCACCAAATGCACTTCATGTTATAGAGCCAGTTGAGATACCAGCTTGGTGGCCACGATTAGTAATTGGTGATTGGGGATTTAGAGCAATGACCTGGATTGGTTTTGCTGCTATTTCTCCTAATAAACGATTATACATTTACAGAGAACTTCACTGGATTAAGACTAGAATTGAAGAGTGGGCACCATATGTTAAAGATTATTTGGATAGAGAAAATCCTCGCATTGTCAAATTCTGCAAAAGTGCAGGCCAAGACAGAGGACAAGAACATACAATCCAACAGCAAATAAGTGCCGCTCTTGGAAGAACTATTCAATTAACTACTAATACTGCTGGCTCAAGAGTGGCTGGTAAAATGTTAATTCATGAATATATGAGATGGAGGCCAAAGCATGTTGTTGCTAAAGAGCAATTAATTTATAATGAAGAATATGCTCTTTGGTTAATGCGTAATCGAGGATTAGAAGAATATAAATCTTATCTTGCATCATTTAATCCTCCAGAACTGGAAGATAATATTCCTAAATTACAAATATTTAATACTTGTCCAATCTTAATTGAAGCTATTAAAGCATGTTCATATGATAAGCCTAAAGATAATAAACCTGCTGAAGATATTGCCGAGTTTGAAGGTGATGACCCTATTGATGGTTTAAG